GCACAAGCGCTAGCGGAGCAAGCTAAAGCCGAAGCCGAAACGCCGGCAAATGCTAAAGCGGACGCTGAAGCTACGGCAAAAACCAAAACAGCGAAAGAGGCGAAATAATGTATATCACAACGGAGCGCTTGATAGCGACTTTCAGTCGACAAATCCTGATCCAGCTCAGTAATGACGACAGTCGAGCAACCGAGATTGCCTTGCCGGTGATTGAGATGGCGATTCGCTTTGCCGAAGAGCGGATTGATGCGGCGTTGCGCTCTCGCTATCCGTTGCCTTTACAGCATACGCCGACACTGATTGAGTTGCACGCTTTCGCCTTGGCACGTTATTGGCTCTATGCGCGCCGACCGGAGATGAAAATGCCGGAAACGGTGAAAGAGGTCTACCAACTGGCGATTAAAGAGTTGGAGCAAATCGCCACCGGCAAATTGCACTTAGGTGTTGCCGATGCTGGCGATAACCAACAGCAGGGCGAGTTGTTAGCCGACAGCGGTGAATTTAAAGTGCGTTCCTCGTCAAAGCTCAATACGGACGGTTACTGATGTCTGCCACGCTCCCGATTTTGACCGCCATTCAACAGCAGTTAACTGCTGCGCTGCCGGATTGGCAGGTGGAGTTAATGCCGGATAATCCAAGTGATTATTATCTGGCACACCCCAACGGCGCCGTGTTGATTGGCTATGTCGGCTCCACCTTTGGTGCTTTACGTGCCAGTGATGTGGTCAGTCAAACTCGCAAATTGCGCTTAATGCTGACCGTGATCAGTCGCAATTTACACAACGACAACGGCGCGTTGGCAGTGCTTGATCAGTTGCGCTTAAGTATTGCCGGCTTTCAGCCACCGAACTGCGGCAAGTGCTATTTGGTCAGTGAACAGTTCAACGATGAAGAGAGTGGAATTTGGCAATATCAACTGCAAGTTGAGACCGAAACCGTGCAGCTTGAGCAGCTCAGTCCACAACATAAACCGAAATTTGTCGAAGCGATATTGCGCCGTCAAGAGCAACCGCTCGATAAAAAATTAAAACCTAAAAAAGGAGAAAACTAATGCCAGCAGCTTATCATCACGGCTCAGAAACGATCCGAGTCAATGGCGGCAGTGTTCCTGTCAGCCAAGTAGACGGCGCGATTATCGGCATTGTCGGCACCGCCCCAATCGGTGAGGTCAATGTTCTGAAATGCTGTGTCACCAAAAAAGATTTTGCCCAATTCGGTAATATCTTAGACCGAGGCTATTCACTTTGTGATGCGTTGGATATCTTAAGTCGTTACGCCGCCGGTCAAGTCTATGTGGTCAATGTGTTAGATCCAAGCAAACATCGCACCACCGTCAGCGAAGAAGCGTTAACGTTGGATGCAATGACCTTAATTGCGCAAACTGCCAATGTCGGCTTAATCGAGTTATCGCTAAAAGATAACGAAGAGCTGTTGGTTGAAGGCACGGATTACCGTATCGATTTATTAACCGGTGAAATCACCTTGCTGAAAGCCCGCAATGCGCCACAGTTGAAAGCGACTTATACCTATGCGGATCCAAGCAAAGTAACCGAAGCCGAGATTAAAGGCGGCGTTGATTCTCGCACCGAAGCGCGCAGCGGTTTTGAATTGCTCACCGCCGGCTTTAACCTGTTCGGCACCGATGCCAAAGTGTTGATCTGCCCGCAATATGACGCCACAGCGACAATGGCAGCGGCATTGGAAACTTATGCCTCACGTTTAAATGCGGTCGCTTATGTTGCTGCACCGCCGAACACCACCTTGTCGCAAGCGATTGCCGGACGTGGTCCGGAAGGCAGTATTAACTTTAAAACCAGTTCCGACCGCACCCAGCTCTTTTATCCGTATCTGTTAGGCGAACGCAATACGCTGGAAAGTTTAGCCACCCACGCCGCCGGTTTGCGCATGTTGACCGACGTGGAGCAAGGTTATTGGTACAGTATTTCCAATCGTCAATTAAAAGGCGTGGTGGGCGTTGAAGTGGCATTAACGGCACGTATTGACGATGCACAAAGCGAAACCAATCGCTTAAATGCGGTCGGGATTACCACCGTATTTAACAGTTTCGGCACCGGTTTCCGCGTTTGGGGTAACCGCAATGCCAGCTACCCGACCAATACCCATATCAGCAATTTTGAAACGGTGCAACGTACTGCCGATTTAATCGACGAAAGTATCCGCCGTGCCGAGTTGCAATATATGGATTTACCGATTGATGAAGCCTTGTTGGACAGCTTATTAAGCACGGTGGAAACCTATATGGGTACGTTAAAATCCATTGTCGGTTTCAGCGTGCAGCTTGATCCGGATGCGGATTTGGTCGATGCCTTCAGTCGTGGGCAAGTGCCGATTCAATACGATTTTACGCCTAAAATTCCGGCGGAACGCATCACCAACACCAGTATCGTTACGCGTAAATACTTAGTGAATTTAGTTTCCGGAGGACAATAATGAGCGCAGTCATCAATCAAGTCGATAATGCCAATGTCTATATCAATGGCAATAGCTTAATTGGCAAAGCGAAAAGCATCAAATTGCCTGAGTTTGAAGTGGAATTTATCGAACACGACAATTTAGGGTTAGTGGGAGTGATTAAATTGCCGAGCAAGGTTAATGCGTTGGAGGGCGAGGTAACGTGGGACGGTTTTTATCCGGAAGTGGCGGCGGTTGCCGGTAATCCGTTTAAAACGGCACAATTGATGGTGCGTGCAGATGTAAGAGTCTTTAATGCTGCTGGTATGGCGGAAGAAGTGCCGTTGGTGCTGACATTAAATGCGATGTTTAGCAAGGTCAATCTTGGTGAATACAAGAAAGAGCCAACTGAATATCCGATGACGTTTCAGGTGCATTCAGTGAAGCAAATGATCAATGGCAAAGAAGTGCTGTTCTATGACGCCTTTAGCAACCAATATCGTGTTGCAGGACAGGATATTTTACAAAAATACCGTGCCAATATCGGACAGTAAAATCTTTAAACGGCTTTAAAATCAAATTTAAACCTGTTTAAGTAAACTCCTTAGTAGAAATTAACCAAACCTACTAAGGAGTTTTTTATGTCAGCAGAAATTGTGAAATTGGATTACCCCATCCGTGACGGTGAGGGTAAAGAAATTACCGAATTACATATTCGCCGCGCCAAAGCAAAAGATATTCGTAAATTGCGCAGCACAACGGATGTAGAACAAAGTATTGAATTGCTTGCCGCCCTGACGGGATTAGTCCCTGAAGATATTGATGAGCTTGATGTGGCTGATTTTACTAAAGCCTCGGCAGTCATTGAAAAAATGCTAAAGGGAAAGTCGGCATTAGCCAAATAGATGAGGTATTGGCGGATTTAGCGTGGTGGTTCGGTTGGCAACCGAGTGAGCTTGAAGAAATGACATTGGACGATGTTTCAATATGGTATCAGCAGGCAAAGCGTCAGATCAAAGCAAATTATACGAAAGCCGCTATTTAGCGGCTTTACGGTTAAACACAGCGCCAATAAGCCAAAGTAAAAACAAGATAGCCGAAATAACCCCAATTACGGTGGTTGTGATTGGATAGGTGGTGTAAATCATACCACCTAAAATGCTAAAAATAAAAAAGGCAGACAGTGCGATTACTGTAATGATCGCGGTTGAAACCATTTCAAAAATAATTTTCATCACTACCTCCTCATAAACCTAATAAAGGGACTATAACTTATGGGATCGAATTTAGCAATATCTTTAATCATTGGTGCGTCTGTTACTGGTGCAGTAAGGGGGATTAAATCACTCTCTAATAGCCTTAAACTCTTTCGCGACAACACACTATCTACCAAAAATAAGCTAACAGCGTTGGCAACACAGGCAGGGATTAGTCTGGGGAGCGCTGCTTCTACCTTATCTGCATTGAGTTCGACAGTGCTTGCTGCCTCAAAGCCAGCGATTGCCTTTGAAAGTGCAATGGCAGATGTCAAGAAAGTCGTTGATTTTGAAACGCCTGAAGGATTTAAAAACCTCTCAAAAGATATCTTAGAACTTACCCGCACGTTACCAATGACATCCGAAGAGCTTGCCGCCATTACCGCCTCTGGTGGGCAGCTTGGTGTAGCTGAAGAGGATTTAAAAGAATTTACCACGACGATTGCTAAGATGTCGGTTGCCTTTGATATGTCCGCTGAAGACAGTGGCGATGCAATGGCAAAACTGGCGAACGTGTATAAAATTCCGATTAAGGAAATTGGAAAATTAGGTGATGCTATCAACGAATTATCAAACTCCAGTCCAGCTAAAGCCAGCGATATTGTTAGCACGCTTGGACGGATAGGTGGGGTAGCTAAACAATTTGGTTTAACCGAAAATGCGGCAGCGGCGTTAGCGAATAGCTTTATTTCTTTAGGGAAAGCACCGGAAGTCGCTGGTACCGCAATCAATGGCATGTTGACAAAATTGATGACCGCCGACAAGGGCGGTAAGAAGTTTCAGGCAGCGTTAGCTAGTGTGGGCGTTAGCGCAAAGCAATTGAAAGCAGATATTGCTAAAAATGGCGAGCAATCCTTAGTCGGTTTTTTGAAAAAAATCCAGCATATGCCTAAAGAAAAGCAAATGGGCATTTTGGTTGATTTATTTGGGCTTGAATATGCTGACGATGTTGCTGTCTTAGCTGGTAATGTCAATGTGTTGGAAGCTAACTTAAAAACCTTGCAGCAGACCGATGAAAAAGGCAAACCGAAATATCTTGGTTCAATGGAGCGTGAATTTGCTGCCCGTGCGGCGACTACCGAAAATAGTCTGAAACTGCTTAAAAATAGCTTTACCGAAATTGCTATCAATATTGGTAGCCAATTTTTGCCCATTATCAATAAGGTCATCAATAAAATCCGTCCGCTTATCTATAGCATTACTGATTGGATTGCACAGCATCAAGAATTGGTCGCCGTTATTGTACAAGGAAGCGTTGGGATTGGTGCAGGTGTTGCCGCTATCTTAGCGTTAAATGGCGCTTTTAGCGGGGTATTAGCCGTCTTTACTGCAGGCAAAGGCATTATCGCTGGCGTAAATTCGGGGGTTATGCTGTTAACTAAACTTGTGCGCTTTAATTTGCCGCTATTGTTGCAGCTAGGCTCGATTTTTGGCGGAAAATTGCTTGTGGGGATAAAGGCAGCAACGCAAGCCGTTTTGTTTTTGGGCAGCAGTTTACTGCGACTTGGTGGCTTAGTGCTCTCGTTTGTGGGGCGCAGCTTTATCGCACTCGCTGGATTTATTGGCAAGACGGTGCTTGTCGCGACTAAATTAGCACAAGTGTTAATGGGCGCATTGTTTAAAGGCATAATGCTCGCCGGCAAAGCACTGTTCTTTTTAGGGCGCGCAATGCTCACTAATCCGATTGGGCTTGCCATTACCGGTATCGCGCTTGCTGCCTACCTGATTTACCGCTATTGGACACCAATCAAGGCGTTTTTCGGGCAACTGTGGGATTGGATAAAACTTAAATTTAATGCAGCGTGGACGTGGATTAGCGGCATTTGGTCGCAAGCGGCGGCGTGGTTTAGTGGGATTTGGGATAACATCAACGCCTTTTTTCACTCGGGGATTGGCAACATTACCGCCACTATCCTTAACTGGTCACCGCTCGGCTTATTTTACAAAGTCTTCGCCGGTGTGTTGTCGTGGTTTGGTGTCGATTTACCTAATAATTTTACTGAGTTTGGTAAAAACCTCATTAACGGCTTGGTGAACGGCATCAATCGGGCGTGGGATAGCGCAAAACAGACGGTGAGTGCACTCGGCGACAGCGTCAAAAATTGGTTTACGAAAAAATTAGGTATCCACAGCCCGAGCCGTGTATTTATGGGTTACGGTGAAAACACGGTGGATGGCTTAGTCATCGGAGTAGCAAAATCAGCGATGAAAGCTGCCAATGCGGTGAGTGGTATGGGTGAAAAAATGCAGCAAGCGATGCCAAAAGCGTTGTCTGTGCCTGCTATTGAAACTGCATTGGCACTCACAAATAAACTGCCACAAGTGACATCAGTAAAAACAGCACAATCCACTTTATCTGCAAAAACAAAAAGCACTGTTCGCAAGCATACTGTTAATTGTGCTGCTGCCGATGCGGCGACTGCGGCATTAACAGCAAGTTATTTACCATCATCGTTACGTCAATCAGTGCAGCAAAAATCAAAGCCAAAACCTTTACAAGAGGCATTACAGCAGCGAAATGTCGCTGTTCGTGAGCAAACCAAAGATAATGCGATTACAGTCACCTTTAACCCAACCATTAATGTCAATGGTGCGTCTGGGCAAGGCGTAATTGAACAAGTACAGCAAGGCTTACAAATGAGTTTACGAGAATTTGAGCAGATAATTAATCGTGTGGTAGATCAAAAAATGCGGAGGGCTTACTAATGAGTTATGCGTTATTAGGGCATATCGCCTTTGATTTGTTAAATGCACCGACAGCGTTGGATGAAAAACACAGTGCGACCTATGCCCAACACGATGTGCTAAGCGGTCGTCCACGTTTGCAAGCTATCGGTAATGAACTGACTGAACTTACATTAAATCTTAATCTGCACTATATGCTTGGCTCGGTCGGTGGGCGTTATCAAGAGTTGATTTTAGCCAAGGAAAATCAACAGGCACTGGCTTTGGTGTTAGGTTTCAGCAAGTTTAAAGGCTACTTTGTTATTACTGATATTCAAAGTCAAGCACTTTATACGGACGGTCGGGGTAATACGTTAGCACGTGATATTTCATTGACACTGAGAGAATTTGTGGGAGATCAAGGTCAAGACGTACTCGGATTAGCGTTGCAGTTAGGGAGTAGTTCGCCGCTGGGGGCATTGTTGCCTGCTGGTGCGGTGAAAGCGATTAATCAAACTAAGGCGTTAATCACTAAAGGCGTGCAGCTCTATCAACAGACAAAACGTGTAATTAATGATGTACGTAATACCGTGACATTAATTAAGACATTAGCGCATGATCCTCTGTCTGCTTTAACACAATTACCCTTCGCTTTAGATAGTGTGGGTAAAGCAATAGGGCCACTTGGTGAAATGCTAGGATTATCCAATAGTTTTAATGCGTTAACTCAAGGGATTACGGGAACGCAATATTTTCTCCGTGACATCGCTGAAATTGCGGAGAATTTAAACGTCTTTGAAAGTGCGTTTAAACAAGGTTTAAACGACAGTAAACTAAGTGAATGGTTCGATGTTGGTGTGAAAGCGTTAGACAGCTGTGATGCAGTGCTTGAACGCCTTAGCGAACCTGTAACGCAAATGACGGCGTGGATTGTGTTACGCGAAGATAGTAACGGCGAGGTGCGTGATGAATAAAGTGATTCAGCACACGATTAGCGAAGGCGAACGTTGGGATTTACTTGCCTATCGCTATTACGGCGATGTAGGTGAAATCAACCGTTTAATGAACGCTAACCCACACCTCTCATTTTGCGAAGTCTTGCCACGTGGCGAAACCTTATATGTGCCGATTATTCAGGTGAAAACCGATTCGCAAGCGGACTTACCGCCGTGGATGCAGGAGGTAGAATGAATTTAACCGTCAGTCAACCCGACTATCAACTCTTCTACGGCAAAAGTAATATTACGACTGATGTTAAGCCCTATTTAAAAGAACTCAGTTACACCGATTATCTCGCTGATCAATCGGACGAATTGCAGGTGACCTTTGAGGATATTGAGGGCAAATGGATCCGTAACTGGTTCCCGACACAGGGCGATGAACTGCGCTTGTTGCTTGGTTATGTTGGTGAGCCATTAGTTAATTTGGGAGCATTTGAAATTGACGAAGTGGAATGGTCATATGACCGTCAAAGTGGCACAGTGGTGACGCTGCGAGCGTTAAGTACGGGTATCAGCAAAGCTAACCGCACCTTAAAACCGAAAGCGTACGAACACACCACCTTAGCGGCGATTGTGCGTGAGGTGGCAAGACGCTTAAAACTGAACGTGACCGGCACGGTCGCCAACATCCCGATTAAACGTGTTACCCAATATCAGGAGCGTGATGTTGAGTTTTTAACCCGATTAGCACACGAGTATAACCACAGCTTTAAGATTGTCGGCAAAACACTGGTGTTTACCACGATGCAAAGCCTTGAACAATGTGCGCCGGTAGCGATGCTGGATTTAACGCAAACGCTTGCTATCCGCTTACGTGACCGCATAAAAGACGCTGTAAAAAAGGTGGAGATTGCCGGTTTTAATAGCGATGAGAAAAAAGCGATTAAATCAACCAAAAAGACCAAAAGCCGGCGCCCCACTAAGAAACAAGCGAAAGCTAGCAATGAAGATACATTAAAAGTGGTAACCAGAGGCGAGAGTCAAGAACAGATTAATGCACGTGCTGATGCCGCATTACATCAACAAAATGACGACCAGCAAGCTGGCGATATTACCGTTATTGGCAATCCGAAACTGGTTGCCGGTAATACCATTATGTTGACGCAAATGGGGATGTTTAGCGGTAAATATTTGATTAAATCCGCCCATCACCGCTTCTCACGCAGCAGCGGTTACATCACTGAGTTAGAAATCCGAATGTTAGAGTTTATCGAGGAGATACCAAATGTCACCAGCGCCAACCCATAATTTTACTGCCACGTACCAAGAAGGCATTGTGTCGCAGGTTGACGCCAAGCGCCACAAAATCAAGGTCACCATTCCGGCACTGGAGGATTTTGAGACCGCGTGGTTGTCTTATCTCACCCCGAACGCCGGCGGTAACCAGTTTTATTGCTTGCCGGACGTCGGTGAATTGGTGGCTATTTTGCTCGATGCGCGTGGTGAAGGCGGTTGTGTACTGGGGACGATTTACAATAATCAAGACCCGACACCGGCATCAAGTAATGATATCTGGCTTAAAAAATTCAGCAACGGCACAACAATCGAACACAATCGCAAAACTGGCAATATTACGATACATGCTACCGGAAAAGTGATTATTAATCATAGCAACGTTGATGTGAATAATGGCACGGTCACGGTTAATGACGGTGATGTAGTGGCGGATGGCATTAGCCTTAAAAACCACGTTCACGGCGGTGTGAAAGCCGGTGGCGACAACACTGGAAAACCGCAATAAAATCTTTAAACCCCTTTAAAATCAATTTTTCTCTCCGCCCTGTATTCTCAGGGCTATGAAGACACAAATTACCCATATCCATTGGCAACTCTCGCCGGAACTTGGTGATAACATCGCCATTACCGGCGAAAACGATATCCACCAATGTATCAGCAATATTTTGGCTACCCGAAAGGGCAGCGATATTTTGCGCCCCGAGTTTGGTAGCAATCATTTTGACTACATCGACCAGCCGTTTGATGTGGCGGTGCCAAATATCGTGCGTGAAATCTGGACGGCGTTAGAACGCTGGGAAACACGGATTGTTGTGCAGAGCGTCAATGTTACCGGCGAAGCACCGCACTTTTACTTTGATATTCGCTGGTGCTTACGTGATGACGTGGAGCGACAAATTTATCAAACCGAGGTGAACTATGGTTAGTCAAGCCAGAGAAGACGTCAAAATTATTGCAGATGACGTAAAAGTCATCTTAGCGGAAGCAATTGCGGACTACGAACAACGTACTGGCAAAACATTACAGCCAGCGCATATTGAACGCTCAATTATTCAAACCTATGCCTATCGTGAGTTGTTAATCCGCAAAGGGATTAATGAAGCCTTTTTACAGACGTTTCCTCAGTACGCCACAGGCTTAGCCCTCGATTTATGTGGTGAGCCGTTCGGTTGTTATCGCTTGCGTGATAAGGCGGCGCGTTGTGTGTTGCGTTTTAGTGTTGCCGGTGAGCATCAATCTATTTTAATTCCTAAAGGCACAGTCGTAGCGGTTACTGACCAACTTAGTTTTGCCACGATTGCTGATGATGTAATTGCCCCACTGATTAGCTATGTCGAAATTGAAGCGGAAGCGACAGTTACTGGCATACTTGGAAATGGTTGGGAAATCGGGCGTGTTAAAACCTTAAAAAGCAAACTTGCCACCGATAAAGAGATTACCGTTACTAATATTGATGTCACCTCAGGCGGCATCGAAGAGGAAGATGATGACGCTTACCGGTTGCGGATTTTAGCCGCACCGGAGGCGTTTAACACCTGCGGCTCAGTCGCAGCGTATGACTACTACACGCGCTCAGTATCGCAAACCATTATTGACGTGGCAGTAATGACACCGGCTGGAGGCAAGGTCGATATTTACCCGCTCACCGTCACTGGCGTACCAGACGAGCGCCTCAAACAGGAGATTACACAATACCTGAGCGCAGAAACACGGCGTCCGTTGTGCGATGTCGTAAGCGTTAAATCACCGGTGGTACGCAATTATCAGATCATCGCCGAACTGACCTTATTGCAAGGCTATCGCGAAGATATTGTCAAAACGCAAGCACGCGACGCGCTACTCAATTATCTCTCCACGCGTACCCGCAAACTCGGTATGGACGTGGTGCCAAGTGCCTTAATGCAAGTGTTGCGCGTCGAGGGTGTGTATGACGTCGTGATTAATCAGCCGGCGAAAATGGTGGTGAGTGCGACCGAATGGGCTAACTGTACGGCAGTCACGATAAATGTAAATGGGGTGCGGCAAGATGGCTAATTTACAGTATCCAACAATCATTGCTGCAAGTGATAAGTTTGTAGCGTTATGTGAACTTGGCAAGCGTCTCGACCTGACGGAGAAACGTCAAATTATGACGACATTAGTCGAGTTGTTACCGGATGAAGTGATGCCACTGCTCGCTGAAAAATGGAGTATGACAGGCTATGACGGGATGTTTGTAGCGCAAACAGATCAGTCTAAGTCTGTATTAATCAATAATGCTGTGCAATTACACCGTTATAAAGGTACACCGTACAGTATCCGCGAGGTATTACGCAAGCTAGGTTATGGCGAGGTTGAGATTGACGAAGGGCTTATCTTACGCGATTACAGCTCTAACCAATCTGTTGCTGCAATTCCAGCGGCTGACAAATGGGCGTATTACGGCATTAAGCTCTCAAAACCAATTACGCGCGATCAAGCAGAAGAAATTAAGAAAGTCTTACGCAGCTATGCGCCGGCGCGCTGCGTGCTTGGCATCTTAGATTATAAATCTGCGCCGTTGCTTTATAACAACAAGGTTACTTATAACGGCGCCTATAACCACGGCTCAATCTAACAGGAGGACGATAAATGGCAGGATTAAAAGAAGAAAATAAATGGGAAAATGAGATCTATCGCATCGAAGAAAACGACCCCGTTGTCGGCGGTGAAGACGGTCTTTCAAATAAGCCGCAAAAGCAGCTCGCCAACCGCACTCAATGGCTAAAAGCCAAAATCATAGAGTTATTTGGCAAAGGGAGACCAAAAAAAATTACCGGCGATACAACCAATACAGCGGAGGCGGATGGCCATACCCACGAAATCGAAAAAGCATCAACATCGAGATACGGCATTACACAACTGACAGACAGTATTAATTTTGCCTCAAGTCTATTTGCTGCCTCAGCATTGGCGGTCAAAACGGCTTACGATAAAGCGGTAGCGGCTTATAATTTGGCAGCTGGTAAAGCCAGCTCAACGACAAATATATCTGCGGGAAATGGTTTAACCGGCGGCGGTCAGATTAATGCGAATAGAACTATCGCAATGGGGACACCGTCAAGCATTACTGCATCAACCACAAACGGCGTTACCTCAACCAGTCATACGCACGCGATTGATAAAGGCAGCTTAACAACGTGCGGTATTGTGCAATTAACGGACAGTATCAATCAAGATTCCTCTGTGTTTGCGGCAACAGCAAAAGCGGTCAAAACTGCATTTGACAAAGCGGTGGCGGCTTATAATGCAACAGCGAATAAAGTGAGCAAAGCCGGAGATGTGATGACCGGCACGTTGAAGGCGGTTGATTTTGTGCTTAACCGCAACGGTAATCAAAAGCTCACATCTATTTTTGACGCATTGCTTAAGTTAGCGCAAGGTGATGCAACCGGATTCCAGAGCATCGCCAATACGTGGGGCAATGCCGGCACAACTCCGCTGGGAATTACTTATAATTTTACCAACGCTAACGCCTGGTATATTTGCTTCGGGCCCTTTTTTGGGGGGCTAATTATCCAAGGGGGATATTATAATACTAGCGATAATACTCTATGCAAGATCTCACTGCCAATTAAAGTTAAAAAAACTCTGCTAGCTATAAATTATCAGGTTGAATTCTATGAGCAAATAACAGTGCCTCCTCAAGGTTTTGGTTGGGCTATTGCACGAGCGGACAATAAAGCTGAAATAGCATTATTAAGTAGTGCAAAAGGCGATGGTTTGCACTATTTTTGTATCTGTACAGCATACTAAATACCAAAAGCAATCCACCTTAACGGTCCGTAATATATTGAGGTCATATTCATCCACGGCGAGTTGATTATAAATATAGTTTTATCAGTATAACGGATAAATGCTCCGTTATCCGAGTCAGCACTACCGCCAGGAACAACACCAGCTGTAGATGATAAGATTGGTGTTAAACTATTTTTGCTAAAGTTTATTGGGTATCTGATACTAATCTCTGCGTTATTGCTAAGTTCAAACGAGGTAACATTTCCCCCTTGGATAACAATTTTAATGACTAAACTACATTTTTTCGCTTATTTTTCAGTCTATAACACACAAATAACAATCGCTTTAAACGGCGATTTAATCACGATTTAAAGCGATTTAAATGCGTGTTAAAAACACGATTAACTACGCTATTTGAATAGATTTATCGCTTTTCGCAAGTGTGTCAATGTCTTATGGGTATAAACACTATCTCCGACATTGCTAGATGCGTGTCCCAGCAATCTGTCGCGTGCGACTTTGTTGGCACCAGCAGCATCAAGCAAAGTTGCTACTGTGTGGCGACAGTCGTGTGTAGTGTGTTTTGCTTTGATCGCTTTCATTGCTTTGTCAAATTGTGTTGCCGCTTTTGCATAAGTCAGAGGTTGATCATTTTCATCAGCAAATAGGTATTTTTGTTTTTTCTCAAGCCGTCGTTCAACAATTGGCAAAATACGTGGATGAATTGGAACAATGCGAATACCTGCTTTTGTTTTTGACGTTGTAATGTCAAAATATTTTTGTTTTAAGTTGATATTACTGCGGTGTAGCTGCAACAGCTCTCCAACTCGCATTCCGCTATATAACAAGATTAGCGCTAAATCAGCATTGGTGGTTTTGCATCCCCAGAGTTTGTTAATTTGCTGTCGTGTAAAAGTTTTATGCGGTCGAACGGGCAAGTTTTTTCCCATTTTAAGATATTGACCATAACTGCGGTCAGCCCACTCATTAATGATAGCGTGAGCAAACAGCTGATTTATCAATGACCGCACTTTTTTAAGACTTGCATATGACAAACCTTTCTCTTTCATCGTATCAAGCACGCTTTGCAAATGACGATATTTAATTTTGTGGATTGGCATAGAGATGATTGACGACAAATGATTGTAGCTGTTCCGATAGCTTTCTGCTGTCGACTTTGACACCTGCCTTGCGTGAATTGGATACCAAAGCTGATAGACTTTAGCCAGTGTTATGCTGGGTTCCGGCTTATCTTGCTGATTATGGTTCGCAAGTGCGGTTAATGCCTCCTCTTTTGTTTCGTAATAACCAATCACACTGTAAATTTGTTTGCCACTTTCGGTGTAACCGACTGTTTTTCGGGCAATGTATGGGCGGCGACGTCTGCCGCTAAGTCTAAATACTGAGCCGTAGCCATTTGGTAGTCTCATATTGCCTCCGTTTAAATCTTTAAACCAGTTTAAAATCAATTTGTCTATCGCTCCTTTAAACTGCTGCGTCAAAAGGAGGTAATAGTATGAGCTTAATACATTTAATTGTGATTGATCCGGCAACAGGTCGGCGTGAAACATCGTTTGTTGCACCAATACACGGCAAAACTTATGACGATCTTGTCGCTAAAGCACAGGCAGATTATCCAAATCACTTATATCTGCGAGATGACGACGGCACATTGCAAGCACAGCTCACAAATCAAGATGCTTACTGGGTTGGGGGCAAAGTTGAGATTCGACCTTCTCAATTACACGACTGGAACGGCGAAAAATGGGTGCTTAATCAACAGCGACAAGCAGAGTTGGCTAACGAAAAACGTCAGCAGTTAATTGATAGTATTGATAACACGGCAGCGCAATATCTCGAAAAATGGACTCGCTTTACAAGCGAGTACGAAGCACGCGAATCGGCTGCATTAGCTTATCAATCAGCAGATTATCAGGGTGAGGCAAGTGTTTATATTACTGGATTTGCTCAAGCAGCAGGCTTGGATTTACGTACTGCAACAGAGCTAATTCTTAAGCAGGCGGTGCAGTTACGGACTACGCTGGAGCAGATGAGTGTGTTGCGGATGCGTAAGTATGAACTCAAACAGCCAAATTTAACATTAGATGAGATGCAAAAAATCCACGATGACATTATTGCAGCAATGCAAGCATTAGCGGAGGCACAACAATGAGTCAGGTATATCTAGCCTTATACAAGGGCAAGCGTGATGGGCATAGTCTGTATAGTTATTGGTGCAGACTTAGTGATTGGTTAATTCGTAAATTTACGCGTGGTAAATATAGTCACTGCGAAATTGCAATTAAAAAAGAGACTAATTTTACCGACCGCTATGATTGCGATGTTTATTACGAGTGCTACTCCTCATCTGTGCGTGACGGTGGCGTGCGTAAAAAGGTCATTGATGTAGAGGACGGCAAGTGGGATTTAATCCCGCTCACTGGCGTGAGTGAATCACAGGTTATCTATCATTACCAGCTCACTAAAGGCAAAAAATACGACTGGTGGGGTGCATTAGGCTTAGTGTTTTTGATCCACGAGCGCCGCAACCGCTATTTTTGCAGTGAGTGGTGCGCAAGGGCGATTAATTACGGTTGTGAGGGCTGGCGTTTTAGCCCGAACCATTTAGCGGCAATTTTTCGGGCAAATAAGGTTAATTAATGATTACGAAATGTACTATTGGGGGGGGGGGTAATCGCTCCGCAAGCTAAATATTTTGCTCAAGCACCCCTACCATTTGTCGGGCAAAAGAGGATGTTTTTACAGCAGTTTAGATCGGTCTTAAACCAGATGATTGCTGATAACGGAGATGGCTGGACGATTGTCGATGCGTTTGGTGGCAGCGGTTTGCTAAGTCATACCGCAAAGCGCCTTAAACCTAACGCCCGTGTGATTTATAATGATTTCGACGGTTATGCCGAGCGTCTCAAGCATATTGATGATATTAACCGTCTGCGGCAACAATTGAGTAACTTGTTGACAGGTTATCCACGACAAAAACGGCTAGATATTGCAATGCGTCACAAAGTAATTGATGCTATTGAGTCGTTTGATGGCTATAAAGACCCACATATTTTGTGTGCGTGGTTATTGTTTAGTGGACAACAGATAAAATCTCTCAATGAGCTGTATCGGCACGGCTTTTATAATTGTGTGCGACAGAGCGACTACGATACGGCAGACGGCTATTTAGATGGGATTGAGGTTGTTAGTGAGAGTTTTAGCGAGCTGTTGCCGAAATTTGCAAATGATAAAAAAGCAATATTCGTACTTGATCCACCTTATCTTTGTGCACATCAAGCCAGTTACAAGCAAGAGTCTTATTTTGGCCTCATTAATTTTCTGGAGTTAATCAGGCTTACACGACCACCTTACCTCTTTTTTAGCTCAACCAAAAGTGAGTTTGTGCGGTTTGTGGATTGGCTTGTGGAAACAAGAAGTGATAATTGGCAATCATTTGCGGATTATCAGCGGATTATTGTGCGAACATCAGCAAGTTATATCGGCAAATACGAGGATAATCTCATTTATAAGTGCTAATAAAGTGCCTTGCGGCACTTTATAAACGGGTAGGTAGCTCGGAAAGTAGACAGTATAAGGCAGGTTGGTTTGGATTAGTGTTAGCCACCAGTTTGACAACTTTGTCTTTTCTGCCGTCGGCTAAATAATGGATATCAAGACAATATGCACGATATGAGGTTTTGCAAAGTACGAGGCTAAGGTTAAAGAGTTTAAAGGTTGCATCCTCGCGCTCCGCAACTAACGCAAGCTCTAACATCATTTCACGTTCGGTTCTAAATTTCATCCTAATCTCCTTTTGCTTTATATCCGGCATCAAATGCTGCTCGTAGCATTGCTTTCATACACCAGACCGGCATATCGTAAAAATCGAGATGATCACTCATCCGAGTTTCAAGCGTATCAATATAGCCGACCTCTTTTGCAATGGTTTCTAAGACTTGATTAACTTCTTTTTCGCTTGGCTTTTTCAT